GGAAGCTTCACTAAGGTCGACTGTAACCAGAGAACCATCAATTGAGCCCTTGCGGGCCAACTGCTGGTTGGGAAGCTGAGACAAATATCCGCATATGCGGATGTGTCCCAGCTTTTCTTTCAGCTTGGTGTGATAGCCTTGCTGAAGAAACTGGTTATAGTGCGGTTCGATACTGATCAGTCGGGGCTTGAGAGCAGTCTTTGGGACTGCAACGAGCCTTGCCGGAACCTCTAGTTCTTCTAGAGGGTCAGTTAGTATAGAATACCAACTGGGCCGGAACTGATCATGTCCGTACTCAGCTAGGACCTGTGGGGAGGCGTGATTAAAATCCCACCTCTCATTAGATCCATAGCGCTCAGAAACTGCTCCTGGCCCGTGTTTAAACGTGCCAGGGTTAGTGACTGAAGAGCCCACTACGTTTCCAAAAGCGTAGTGGAGGACATCCCGGAAAGCGTCGATCCAAGCAGGAACTTTCACTTGTGAAAGCTCTCTGTCGGTGGCTACAAAGCCCTCGACAGCTGCTGTGACTCGGTCATCAGAACAGACTTCGAAGACCTTTTTAAAGGTCCTCGAGATCTGCCGAATGGCACGAATTGAATCGACGTTAGGGTCGGGATATAGACTACCGTCAGGCGAAAAGATCTTCATCCAGAATCCATGAAGGAATTCGGGATGGGACCAGCCTGCCTTCACCTTCCACCCGTTCGCACGGGGCAAGGTGCCTTGAGATAATCCCTCTAAGAGGAGATCGTCCAAGGTGGGAAGTGTAACCTCAAAGAACGCATCACCTTCGTGATGCGCCCTTGAAGTTAACGTAGCTATATCTCTTGTCGAGTTGAACCCAACATTCATGGCCAATTCTTTGACCATGAATGTGAGGAGCGATAACTGGCTTTTCAACTTTCCTCCTTACGAGTGTAAAGTTCCAGCCAGTGGATCCTACGACTGCTTGTTACGAGCGACGATAGCGAGAGCGCCCAGTGCCACACCCAAAGGAAGGGTGAGGAACAGGACGGTTCCGATCATGAAGAGTTCGAAAGTCTCCATGAATCAGTTCTCGCCAGAGATAAGCTTCTTCAGGTTGGCGTTCGTGCCGGCGGTAAGCCAGGCAAGAAAACCAGTGACCTGATCGAGAATCTCTGCGTCGGTGTACCCGGTCGCCGGACGGTTGATGGAGAGGGAGACCATGTCTCCCACTTCAACATTGACCGAGCCGACGAGTGGATCAGCGGTGGTCTTCGTCTGATAAAGACGAGCGACTGCGCTGACGCGCTTCCCCGATTTGGGGTCGAGCTCAAGACGAGTACGACCATCACCAGACTTGAATTCACCCTTCCGAGTGCCCGTGAAAACACGAGCAGCCGGGATGGCGGTTCCAGCGATGGTAATGGTCTGCGGGTCGGAGAAAGCCACTGAGTGTCCTCTATTTCTATTAAATTAATATTAAATTGATTTTTAGTTATATTGGTTAGCTAGCCTTTAGCTAAGCCGAGAGCGACTAGGATGCCGTACTGACCGGACGTTAGTCCAGAGAAGTCGACACCGAAGCCGAAGGGATTCACCCTTTGGCGCACGAGCGAACTCGTAGCACACCAGGGCCTCCCCCCGCTGATCTTCTCAGATCGATAAGTTCGGTAACTGTCACCAGAACCGACTTTTCGATAATTGCGAAGATCAATATTGCAGGTGAAGGTCACGTTATACTTCGTCGTCATGTAAAGATAATCGGCATTGTACCGAGTACCCTTTCCAATCGATACGGAGTTATAGAACGCAGATCCAGAACTTGTGAACCAGTCAATTAGCCATGAGAAGTTAAAAACTTCCCATCCTAATGTAGGGTCCCAAAGTCCAAGTTGTTTCACCGTTTCCACCGCACGATCGTACCATCCGTTAGAACTACTAGTAGGTCTAGCGAATGGTGTAAATCGTCCTGAAAGTCGATGGTCCACGGAAGACGTCCAACTCGTGTCTATACTACTGCCAAAGGC